TAAACCCCTTTTGTTTTTTTAACTTTTTTACAATAAAAAGCCATTCTAATATTTTTAAAATTATATTCTTCAATTAAATCTATATTTAAAATATCTGGAGTTCCTCTTCCTAATCCTATTCCTACATTTAGACTACAATTATTGTACGCCATATCATTCAATTGCGAACCATGATCTCTTAATGTTGTTACTATATTTGAAGTATCAAATTCTCTAAATTCCTGTAATTTTTCTTCAGCAGTATCATTTAAATTTGTTAGTCCTGGAATATTAGTATCAGCTCTATCATTTTCTTTTTTTAGATCAGTAACATTTTTTACAGCTGCAGCATTTTTAGAAGTTAATTCAGATAAATTAGTATCTATATAAGTAGTAATATTATTAAGCGCTTCAACTGCCTGTGTGCTTTCTCCAATAGCAGAAATTTCATTCTTATAAGTTGCAATTAAGGCTCTCATATCTTCAATAGTTGCGATGTCATCTTTGCTTTTTATTTCTATATCTTCTGTAAGAGAATTACTTACATTAAATTTAAAACTATTACTTGTAGCCTGTCCTCCTGCATCAGTAATTACTATTTCGCCTAGTACTTCTCCTATACAAGCACTAGCATTCTTATCTAATACAATTGTAGCTATGTTAAGTGTTATATCTGTTATTGTTTTCTGTATTGTTGTTCCATCTTTCTTGTGTAATATAACATCCACTGCCTGACCATTTAAATCTTGTAAAATACCTAAACTAAATATCGCAAATTTAAATTTTAGAGTATCGTACTTTTTTACTAATAACGGACATTCAAACTCATAATTTAATGTTGTATCTATAGGTATATATAATGTCTTTTGCATGTTATTCCTCCTTATTCTGCACTAATATAATCACTTACTATGTCTTCGATTATGCTATCTAAACTATCCCCATTAATATAAAGATTACCTTTTACATCAATTCCTTTACTAGTTGCTTCTATACCTCGTATTCCTCGACTTGTATACCAATACAATCTACTCCCATTTAGACTCATCAAATCATCCCCGGAAGTGTCTTGTATGTCTAAACTTCTACTAGTAAATAATTGTCCATTTTTAGAAACCCAAAAACATAATTCATCAGATTCATTGTAAATTTTGAATTTTCCATTATGAACACTAAGACCAGATGTATCAATAATTACGTCTGTACCATTTCTATCATCATTAACTGCAAGAAGTATTGAATCATAATGTAAATTTATCTGAGATGCAAATTCTTTATATTGAACTCTCAATAAAATTTCATCTCCAAGATTCTGTATTTCAGCATCAACTTTTTTTTTATTCTTTTTAAACTTGTATTTTGTGTCTGTTGCATCTTCTTTTACAGATTCAACTTTATTTTCTGTATTTGTAACAGAATCAGCAATGTCTTTTTTTATACTACCTACTGTAATTTCTTCTATTTCATCGTTTAGAACATTGTATTTTATCTTTGTTACTCTAGTGGTAACTTTTAGATTTAATTCAGGATAAATCGTTGTTACTTCATTACCTATAGAACAATTAGTTAGTTCTACATAATTCTTGTATTCTTCACTTTTAGCAAGTTCAATAAAATTTATTGTATAACTTCCAAGTAATTCTGCCATACCTTCTTTAAAATAATTTTCAGCTCTTTCTCTTAACTGTTCATATACTATCTGCTTAGCTTTTTCAACATCAGCATCAGTAGAATTTTCTGTTATAAGGTCCTCAAACGATACATCATCACATTTAATAACTTTGTAATGATATCTATCATATTTATCAGCCAAGCTAGAATAAATTATTTCATTATTTGGAAGATATAAACCATCACTCGAACACATTATAAGAGCTGTAGCAAAGTCATCATCCATATCCGAAATTTCTTTTTCAAAATCTTGTAGATTCTTACCACTTCTAATAGTAAATTTATTATCATTTCCTCTTTTATCTACCATGTTAATCTCAAAGTTGTTCCATATTATTTCGCCCTTATAAGCTTTATAAATACTATTTTCAGAATCATCGAGTAAGCCTTTTAAAGGGGCTTTATAATCTATATCTAAGTAGTTAATCACATTACCTGTTTCTTCTTCAAGTCCTAAATTAATGCTTGTATTTGTGCTAGTGTCTAAATCTCTAACATGATAATTTCTTATTTTTTGTTGTCTTGCATTAAGCAACATTCCTATAGCGTTCTTACGTGTTGTATTAGGTGGTATATGGCACCCCAGAATAATATTACTTCCTAAATCTGCATAGCCTATAGCTTGTGCATACACTCTTACAGACTTATTGGAAGTGCTTATTGTAGGCTTTCTAATCTTAAAAAGCTGATCTGGTCTACTATCGTATACAGGTGCTTTTATTATCTTACCTATATTTAATTCTTTACTTAAATTCTTTTTATCAAAAAGAGGATATTCACCGTCAAACTCTAAAGTTCCGTCAATATCCTCTGTAATATACGCACTTGTAAATTCACTAAGTACATTTTTATTATGTTTAAAATTTGTTTCATTACTATCAAATAATTTAATTAATCTTTTCAATTATAAACACCTCCATATAGGCACTATTACCACTTTAGTTATTCCACCACTAAAGGCTATTGTATTTTCGCCTGTAGTAAGTTCAGGAAAATAATCACTTTCAAAGTATTCGCCCTTGCCATCTAACACCTCTAATATTTCACTATCTAGGCTTATTGAACCGCCTATATTTGTAATAGTGTAATTTATCGAATTAATTGTTAAAACTCCACTACCTGAGCCATAGATAGTAATTAATGGCAAGCTTTTATATGTTGCCTTTACATTACATAAAACTGTACCACTTTTAGTTATTTCTATAGGATATTCTCCCTCAAGTAAATAACCAAAAGGTTGGCACTTGAACTTAATAGTAAAATTATATAAACCATTTTTTATTACTTCTTCTAAAGGTATAATATTATTAATTCTAGCCTTGTAATATCTATCTGGAAGATTACCGAAAATAACTTTTCCACTTCCTTTAAGCCAGTTAGCAACTTTCATTGGATTATTTCCTATATAATCAGCTTCAACTTCTTTTTCATCGCTTGTATATCCATATTTGTATGTAAGAGTACCATCAGCACCTACACGATCTTTTTCTTCTAGATTTTCTACACTTAATCCTATAGGTGGTAAAGAAATAACCTTAATTCCCATATCTTCTGCTCTTACATTGTTCCATATTAAAGTATTATTCATTCCTTTTCCTCCTATCTTTTCTTTTTCTGTTTATAAGATTCAAGTTCGTGTGCTAAACTTTCTATATCACTTTCATTTCTAATTTCCATATGTTCAACATTAAGAAGATGCCCTCCATAACTAGTGCTATTATCAACATTGCCCCCATAACTATTAGTAGTAGTTGCCATTGCAAGTTGTCCCATTTTGTATTGTTCTGCCATAACAGCACTTTTCAGTTTATTACCTAATGTTCCAACCTGCGCTTTAACTTCTTCTTTAATTGCTGCTAAGCTTTGCATATGATTAAGAATACCAGCACCTTTAGAAACATAAGCAACTGGATTATTATTTGTAGATAATTCAAAACCTTTTTCATCAACTGTATAGGCTCCTGCAATCCTATTATAAGTTGTACCTGTTTCATATCCATCAATACTTATTCCATTTCTAAAAGAAGTCATTTCCGCAACTGCACTTGCCATATCTTGCTTTTTACTATTAAGACCATTTATAAGACTATCTGCAAGAGATTGTCCTGCATCTTGCCATAAAGGATTATAGGCTTGCAATAACTGTACAAGTTCATCATTACTTCTGGTTAAAATCATATATCGAGCCTGAGCATTAATACTATCTGTTTCTAACAACTTATTATAATAATCTTCTGCTGCTTTCTTTTGATTTTCATAATTTTCTTTAATTGCTTCATAATCTGCCTTAAGATTATCCTTTTTCTTTTTAGCTTTTTCTTCTAGTTCGTCCTGTTGTTCCTTTAAAGCAGCTTTTTCATCTTCTCTATCCCATTCCTTTTTCTTCTGCTCTAATGCTGCTTTAGAATTTTTTATTTTTAATTCTAAAGCTTTTTTGTCAGCTTCAGATGCTGTGTTATTTAATTTTGCCTGTAGAATAGCAATATTATTATTAGATTCTTGAATTTCTTGTAATCTGCTTTCAGCTTCTTTTTCTTCATCCAATGCATCAATTTTCTTTTGAATTGAAGATTTTTTCCTATCGGTCTGTTTATCAATAAGATCACAAGCTTTATTATATGCTTTTTCAGCTTTATCCATTTCAGATTCAATAGAGCTTATAGCCGCATCTTTTTGTTGGTTTAACTGTTCTTTTATAGCTGTAGTTAACGCTTTAGATAAATCCTCTAGTCTTGAATATTTTTCTTTTGCTATTTCCAACTCTTTCTTAGTAGCTTCTTTTCTTTCGTTAATTTCATTCTGTGCTGCTTCTTTGTAATAATCATATTCCTTCTGAATTAACTTTTGTTTCTTCTGTAAAGCTTTCTGCTGTTCTTGTAAACTTTTCTTTGTATTTTTATCCTCTGTATCACTAATCTGATCACTTAAATCCTCTAATTGTGATTTAACATCTTCAAGTCTTGTTTTTGCATCATAGTACCACTTATTATCATCTAAAGTAAGACCTTTTGCCCAGTCAACTCTTGATTGAGCATTATTTAATTCATTCGTAAGACTACCCAATACTCCTGTTACAGACTTAAATCTATTTACCATATCTTCAGCAGATTCTTCATTTAATATATTTCCAAATTGGTTTGTAAGTTGTGTACATATATTAGTAGCAGTATTTATTAAATTATCAGATTCCTGTTCCATACCAACTTCAATACCTTTTATAAGCATTACTCCGACTTCATCACGCATCAAATGAGATGGTGAATGTATTCCAAAGAAATTTTTAACTTTATCTGTTAAGCTTTTACATGCTTCAATTGCAGTGCCAACCAAACCAGTTACCCCATTCAAGATACCACTGCCAATACCAGCAATTATATTTCCCCCTATAGAAACAAATTGTCCTAGCATACTACCAAACGCACTAACTAATGCACCAATAACACTAGGTACAGCTGAAATTAGTTGCCCTACAGCAGATAGCATTCCATTTACCAATGCAACATTAATTTGAACCCCTGCTGCTAAAATTTGAGGTAAATTATTTATTATACCAGTTACAATAGCCATTATTATTTGTGGTAAATAGCTTATTAAAGTTGGTAAAGCTTCTGTTAAACCTTGTATTAAGCTTATTATAACATGTACACCATTTTGTGCTATTTGTGGCATATTAGAAACAAAAAAGTTAATCATGCTATCTATTATCTGTGGTAACATTGCAATTAAGTTTGGAATAGCATCTACAATTCCATTAACAAAATTAAGTATTATATTGGATCCATTTTCAATCATATTAGGAAAACACGTAGTAAAATATTCAATCATACTGTCTATTATCTGTGGTAAAGCTTCTATAAGTACTGGTATAGAATTAATTATTCCTTGAGCCAGTCCATCAAGCAAGCTCCATCCTGCCTCAAATATAAGTGATGCATTATCAACTAAAGCCTGTACTAACCCAGTTACACACTCCATAGCACATGGAATTAATGTAGGAAGTTGTTCTGCTATTCCTTGCCCTAAATAAGCGACAAATTGCATTCCTGCATCTAATAATAGTGGCAAGGTTTCAAGTATTCCTTGTAATAAAATTGCTATTACTTCTGTTCCTGTACTAGCAATCTGTGGCATATTCGCCTGCAAATCTTGTACTAAAGTAGCTATAACCTGTACTGCTAAATCCGCTAATGTAGGTAATGATTCAAGAACAGCACTTCCTAAAGCAGATACAATTCCTGTAGCAGAATCTAATATACTAGGCAAAGAATTTTCTATTATTTCAGGTATTTTATCAATAACTATAGGCAACAATGCATCAATTAATTGTCCTACTCCATTTAAGGCTATGCCTATACGTGGCATTAGATTTTCGCCAAGAGCTCCTAAACTTTCAACCAAATTATCAATTAACACATCAAAATCAGCATCATCTATGGACATACCAGTCAACATATTTTTCCATGATGCTTTAGTCATGTTCAAGCTACCTTCTATTGTAGACATAGCCTCTTTTGCTGTTGTTCCTGTAATACCCATTTGTTCTTGTATTTCGTGTATAGCTTGTATTACATCACTAAATTTACTAATATCATAATGGACTCCACTTATCTTTTCTGCATCAGAAAGAAGTCTTTCCATTTCTGTTTTTGTACCGCCATAGCCCAGCTTTAAATTATCTAACATAGTATAATTTTGCTTTGCAAATCCTTGATATGCATTTTGAATACTTTCCATAGCTGTACCCATCTTATTTGCATTATCACTCATGTCAATAACAGCTTGATTACCTATGTCAGCGGCTTTTTTAGTATCTCCACCTAATCCTTGTAAAAGTGAAGCAGAAAAACTAGTAATAGTGCTCATATATTCATTTGCACTTAATCCAGCAGTTTTGTATGCTTGCTCAGCATTTTGAAATACAGTGTTCTGTCCCTTTGCAAGTTCGCTATATTTTTCTTTAACTTCATCAATAGTTTTTCCTTGCTGTGCTGCATACTCTTCCAAACTTGCACCACCTGCGCCGAATAAAGTTTCAACACCACCAACTAATTGTTCATATTGTGCATACTGTTCAACACTAGCTTTAGTTAAAGCAACAACTGCACCTGTAGCAGCAGTAATTCCCACTGCCATACCTGCTGCTGCTTTTGTAGCAACTCCTAAAGCATTTCCCGCCATGTTTCCCAATTTCCCAAGAGATCCTATCCCCTTTTCTGCACCACTACTATCTATTTTAGTATCGATAATAATGCTTCCATCAGCCATATTAACCCTCCTTTCTATAAAAAAAATGCAAAAAAATAAGCACCCTTTAAAAAGTGCTTACTAAAATTATGTATTTAAATTATGCCTTCCATTTATAACCACATTCTTGGCAAACGGCATAACTTTTTACTTTTGTATTAATTTTATTAGGTTTAAAAATCTTAATAATCAACCATGGCAATGTCAAAAAAATCCACATAAAAATCTCTAGCCACCAACCTATAATCAACCAGTATAAACAACCATGTTTTTTATTTTTAACAATTGAAACCGCCTGTACATTTACATTATTACTTCCACACTTTGGACATTGCATAATTTACCACCTCAAAAAAATTTCTTTTATTGGTAAATAATACACTATTTATATAAATTATTGTACTAGAAGTTTTCTCATTTCATCTAATGCCTGTAAATCTGCTTCATTCACTTTCTCTTTAAGCTTATAATTTTCTTGCATTTTCTTATAAAAGTTACGTTGTTCTTTATCTTGAATTTTGCTTAAGTCTATGCTTCTATACTTCATTATTTTTATTATCTCGTTATTATCATCTATGGCTTCAAATAAGGCTTTAAATTTCCACCAGTGTAAATATTCAACTTCCTGTAAATCTATTCTATACTGGCTTAAAAATGCACTATAAATATACTGTGCATCTTCATCATAATCAAATACTTTTTTATAACTACCTGTAGAATTATCATCTTTAGATTTTCCACAATCATAAAACCAACTTATTTTATCAATAGCCTGCTCAATGTTTTGTGGAATTACTGGATAATAAAGATTAAGAATTTCTAAAATCAAGTCCTCAGTAACCTCGTTATCTTCAATTAACTTACTAAAAATAATAGAAGTTCTGTAGTCAGAATTAATCTTATACAGAACTCCATCAATATTCACTTCTACTGGTAACTTATTAGTTAGAATATTCATTATTTCTTTTTAACCTTAGCTACTTTCAACACTTCATTTTTCTGCTTCATAGCATACTCAACTACATCTTTAAAAGCCTTTTCACAAATTCTATAGTTTGTCTTATTTCCAAATATCTTTTTATCAGTACCTTCTCCCCATACATCATTAAAGAAATCAAAAATTAATGTGCATTGAATTCTTATAATTTCCGCAAGACCTTTACCAGTGAAATCTTGTAATTTTTCTTTTTCCTGCAAATCATTAGTAGCTTTTTCAAATTTCTCTGCTACATCAGCATCCATTAAGTCTAAATCTTCTATTTCTACATTATTAATCTTCAATTAAATTACCACCTTTCAATATCAAACTATTAAGCTATACTCCAAGAGCTACCAAGAGTCGCTGTTTTAGAAGTTCCATCATCTTTAAAAGTAAATTTTTCAGTATTAGCTGGAATATTTTTAAATTTATGATTTACGTTGTCATAAGTTACAACATCAATAGAAATTTCACTTACTGTACCAGTAGCAGTATATGAAACTTCTAACATTTTTAAATTAAATCCTTCTTCAAATGTTATTTCCTTTGTTGCTGGATTTATAGTTACTGTCCCTATAATTGGATCTCCTAAGCCTAAAAATGAACCACTCAAACCAAGTTCACCATCATTGTTAGGAAAATCACTAATGCTAACTGCCACATTAAATTTTCTAGCATAATAACTATGTTCTGCAGTACCCTTCTTATCCATATCAACTTTTATATATTCTGTTTCAGCATCAGAACCAGTTTTTAACTCTTTACCAATAGAGGTTAAATATTCAATTACCTTTTGATTTTCAATTTGATCACCACTAAAATCACTCTGCCATTTATAAGAAGTTATACTTTGTGTGCTACTAGAATCACCCACATATCTTTTTTCCCTTGTTTGTGCATTTGGTTTTTCATCAATAGCATCAAAGCCAACATTCATTAATTCAAATTTACCAGCAACTTTTAAATAATCTGCTTCAATTCTTCTTTGTCGAATACTCATTAATTATCATCCTCTTTTCTTTAAATATTTAAATACTAAATTTATCTGATACATTGCTGTATCTTCTGTAACTCCCTGATTAGCAGCTACAACATAAGCACTACTTATAACTTTAATGCTCAAAGATTCAACATTATCAATTTCTATAGGTAAAATACCTTGATCGCTTTTATTCTCAATTTCATTACTAAAATCTTCGTAAAAGCCACTATTTTCTATATTTTGTACGACTTCAGCACCATATGGTTCTCTAGAACAAAAAACAAACTGAAATTGTCTCTTACTACTACCATCAAGATATTTTTTTAATATTGGTTCACATGGAACTTCTTCAATGCTAAAACTATCAATTTCCCCAGCTAAATAATTAGTATTTATAGCACTCTCAAAGGTACTCATACAGTTAAGACTTGCTATATAACTACTTATACTTTCAATAAGTTTCATTCTGTTCTACCTCCAACAAAGTCTGCTACACTTTTAATAATTACACCCTTTTTATCAGGCCACATTCTTTTATCCCATAACTTTCCACGTAAGCCACTTCTATTTTTAATACCTCCACCAGCATTTTTATAATATTGTTTCTTTGCATATGGAGTACTATATTTAACGTAATCAGCCCCAATAGTAACACTTACGTCTTTTAATCTACCAGTTTTGAAAGGAACATAATTATTCATCCACTTTGCACACTGTTTAGTAAAAAATATCTGTGCTTCAGAACCTTTACCATTAAGTCTTCTCTTAGCAAGTATTTTATTTGTAGAATCTAACTTAATTTTTACACCTATAAAATCACCTACTTGCATTCAATATTAATAGAGTGGAATAAATCACTCTCTTGTGTACCAATAACAGTAACAATCTCATAAGCGCTTAAATCCACTTAGCTTAGTTATGTCTAATGCAATATTATCCCTTATAACCTTATCACCTGTATGAACCTTATAATCGCCAATTTCGGCACTTATAATTACTGTATAAGCTACATTGACACCTTTATCGCTTACTGTAGCTGTTCTTTTACCACTCCAGTTAACATTTTTAAGATTAATTCTGCTATAAGTTTGAGTCTTTTTATCTAAGTGATATATAGTTACATCTGCATTTGGAAATAAAACCATCCTATTCACCTACCAAACTTTAAAATTACTTTTTTTAGGGAGTAATGATAATACTTCTGTTGTTAAATAAGCATTAAAACCAGTACCTTCATTGTAAGTAACACTAGTTCCATTTTGAGATACTGACTTTATACCTATAGGCTTAGTAACACTTGCTCTTATATTTTCAATTAATACTTTCAATGCTAAACTGAAATTTTCCTCAATGTATTCCTTAGAATATCTTCCTTCATAATGATTAAAGATGGCTAATACCGCCATCTCTTGTAATTCAGTTTCAGTATAAGCCACCTAGATCACCTCACTATTTTGATACAACAGGCTTAGAATCCTTAATGTTCACAAATAAGCCTTTTTTCTTATTGTCAAGGACCCAAATATCATGGAATTTTCTATAATCCATAGCCCATGCTCTAGCCTTTTGATTAACTTCTGGTGAAAATATTCTCATATTATCAGTTTTTTGTACTGCAATAGGAGCTTCCATTGACATGATTTCAAAATTAATATCTAAACCATCTGATGCTTTTTTATATCCTCCTTTTTCTTGCCCACTAGTCTTACCATCATTGAATTGTAATTTTGTATACATACATGAAGACACTACTGGTACTAATGGTACTCCATCAATAGCAGGAACCCTTGTATCAACTCCATTAACTGCAAATGTAGCTGCTGCTAATTTTTCTCCATAATATTGAGATACTAATGCCTGTACATCATAAGTAACATAACAAATTAAATTACCTGTAAACTGTGCTTCTCTAATTTTTTGGATACCAGCTTTTATTTTATCTACTATAGTAGTTTTAGCTGGTGTATATCCATATTCAACCTGAGTATCATCAGTAACACTCATAGCAATAGTTGCAATTTCTGCAATTCTAGTTGCATCAATTTCTGGTACAACTTTTAACCTTTGAAATTCTCCCATTGTTGTTGCAGCTGTAACAACAAAAGATGTTTCATCAACATAAAGTTCATCAAAGCTAAATGATCTACCTCTGTCATGTGTCATTTTTCTTGTTTCATATTCAAATTGAATTCCGCCATCTGTAAACCCATTATTTCTATCATAGTCAGCTAGACCATCCATATCTAATTTAGGAATTTTAACTTCTGAACCACCAGTATATATTACTTGTCCCGCATTACCTTCCATCCATCCTGTAAGTGCTTGTTGTGCTGCTGCCTTATCTAAATTCTTTTGAAATAAAGTAGCTGTTGCAATTGTATTTACTGCCATAAAATATCATCTCCTTAAATTAATTATTGTACACCCATGGCTTGGGCTATTTCTGCATTAGCAGCATTTGTTTGTGCATCTGCTGGTGGAGTATAAGCACTTATACCTAATTTAGCCTTAACACCACTATCAACTGCACTATTTAATACATTTTGTAAAGTTTCAATATTTTTATTAATTGTTTCTTCCTGTCCATCACCATAAGCAAAATTTGCAAGTTCTATAGGTAATTTCTTTTCCTTTAGAGTAGCTGAAAGTTTGTTCATAGTTCTTTCTTTTGTAAGTTCAGCTTGACTCGCTTCAAACTCCTTTTGAAGTTTTTCAAGTGCTTCAGCTTCAGGACTTTTCTTTCCGTTTTTAGCTTCTTCAATTGCTTTTTTAATTTCATCTTGCATTTTGCCAGTTTTAAATGTTTCAACTGCTTTTGACCTAATTGAATCGTCATGTGAAGTCATATAAGCCTTTCCAACTTCACTACCTAATATTCCAGTAATGTCTTCTACACTTAGCTTAGATAAGTCCTTTAATGATTTAAATTCTTCATGTCCTAGAATTGTTTCATTAATGTCCCCATCATCTGCTATTGTTTCAATTAATTTTAATAAATCTGGTTTTTTCATTTCTATATTCCTCCAATCCCTACAAGTCCTATGTCCCTGTAAGTATAAATTTTTGCATAAAAAATAAGCCTGTTTAATGACTATTGCTTAAAGTCAATTTTAAAACTACAGAATTACATAGTTGAATATTTATATATTTTGGTATATAATTCCATTAATTTAATAAAAAAGAGGTGATATAATGTCTAAAATCAAAACTAAAATAGTAGATTGTACTGATCAAAAAAAAGATGGAAAATTATCAATAGACTATAAAGCACTTGATCGAATGAATACTCATAGAGTCTATGTAAAAAAGGATACTTATATTTGCAGTAATATCTTTTACCCATATTCTGAAAATGACAATTGTCCTGTATATAAATCTCAGCCACAAGAAATTATATAATACTAAAAGAAGTGCAATTTTAGCACTTCTTTTTATATATTAATATTAAAAATTATTTAACTACTAAATTTCCCTACTTCTTATAAATGTCTACATACATTTCTTTCTTATCAGACTTATCTAAATTCTTATTAGTATAATAATATACTTACTGTCTACACCAGTCTAAAATTCTTTTTCATTCATCTTTCAATTCCTCCTAAAATTTATTCAACAATATCATAATAACACTGGCAAAACGGATGTCTTGGAAGTTCGATTTTCTTATCAAAATCAAATGGCTTTCCATCATCAACCTTGCATTTATCACATGTATTACATAATGTTGCACGATATTTAACTTTTCCAACTCCTACTTCACTAGCAAATCTATCAAAAGCAGCACTTTGGCATCTAGCGACTTCTGTTTCTGCTAATCTTCTAGATTCATAATGTGTATTACCAAACAACTTTTCTACACCTTTAGTTATATGATTAACATTAACTTTGCCTTTAATAAAATCAAATAACTGCTTTTTCATATACTTAGCAGTTTCAGTTTCATCATTCCATACATTTTCTGAAAAGTGTCTGCCCTTATAAGTCTGTTTAACTATATCAGTAATCTCCTTTTTATCAGCATTATAACTATAAAATCTAAAAACTTCAGTAGTTGTTCCTTCCAATAGCTTGTATAATATTTCTATTTGCATTTCAGCATCAGCTTTATAGAAATCATCAATCATTTTATCAAGCTTTTTAATTTCCTTTTGTTGTTCAGCTCTACTCATATTCATAACATCATTTTCAATAGTATAAATGTACATTATGCGTTGTATCTCATCTTTAATATCGCTTTCAATCGAATACTGATGCTTATACAAGTCTTTTAGTTCGCTACTGCTATTTTTAAACAAGTTTTCAACAAACTCTTTTACTTCTTTTTCACTATACTTCATCACCATCACCACCTATAGGATCAGTTGTATGTTGCATATTAGATAAATTACTGTCTGGAAGTTCGTCTTCTAATTCTTTTTTTATTTTTTCACCTTCTGCAACTGGATTTTCAATTCTAGGCAACCAACTTCTCATAGTTTCCTTACTAACTACACTAGATGCAGATAATTTACTTATCATATCAGCTATTCCAGTTTCATCTACAGGAATATTAGGTGTAAATTGAATCTTTATAGTATTAACATCATAAGACTTACTTTGTGTTAAAAATAAAAATTTGAATAAACACAAAATCCTTATGTATATAATATTAATCATAGCTTTTTCATTCATTTTACACTTAGCTTCAAGACACTGGAGCTTGCTTCTTAAAGCCATTCCTGATAAATTACTTTGCATCTTTTCATTATTGTCTATATGGCTTGTAAGTGTATAAATTAAATTTAATAGATCATCACGAGTATTTTTAATAAATGTATCATTTACATTTTTTATTAACCATTCTGCATCTTGACTTGTCTTATCTCCAAACAATAATATACAATTATTTCTTACTACAGGCTCTTTTTTCTTAGGCTTTCCTGTAGATTCATCAATAATATCATTTCCATCTTTATCTTTTTCGTTTTCAGCTTCAACACCATATATTTTCATAATAGCATTTCTAAAATCTGATATTTCACTTACAATGTCAGATAAATTTGTCTCAAGTGCATCCTGTATATTCTTGATAGTGTTATAAACAGTCTTGTCACCCTCTTCATAACCTCTATCAATGCTATATGCCTTGCCACCTATTATTCCTATACCTACTGGAACTATTCCAAAATAATGTTCAGTCTTAGAACTTACTTCCTTCCAAGTTTCATCAAAATGATATATGGCTTTATCAGTATACACATCAATATAAGTCTTTTCCGGTTCAAGCTGCTTATGAAACATATGTAAAAAATACTTTGGGATATCATTTTCTAAATACATATATCCTTCAAGTGGACTTACAATTTTATTTTTAAATTTAAACTTCTTAGGTTCATATTCTTCAAGATAATTAATTTCAAAAACCATCCCATATTTAATCAATTCAATTCCTAAATTAATATCATGATCAGATTTATTATTCTTTAGATGGTAATTAATATCTTTTACAACTTGATCATTGCCTTCAACACTTGTATAAGTAATATCATTTCCAAAACTATATTGTGCTTCTTCATCAACTAGTTTCTGTATAAAATTTGTATTTACTTTAAGATTGCTTCTACCTTCTCTAGGTACAAACTTAGCCAAACTATCAGTATTTCAATAATAATATCTATTAATATCATCATAGTGGCCTAGTTTCACAAGATAATCTGCATAACACTTTTGTAAAAATTCAATTTCTTTTAAATCCATACTCTCACCTCTTTTCTATCTGTAGATAATACTAAAACTAGCCTTTGGTTTTATTTCTTTAAGTTTATTTTCTAATTCTGAAAGATTATCAGGGGCATCATCATGTGGACTATATTCTTGTCCTTGGAACTCCAATATTTCATCAATAGCTTTTTTACTATCTTCTTTATCAGAAACCATAATAATAGCACCATTATTTACAGAATCAGTAATAGTACTTATTTTTTCATCTTTATTTTTTTTCTGCATTTCATTAATCCAAATATATTTTTTAGGTCTCAGAATAGGATCTTCTTTAATTAGTTCTTGAATTTTTAAAACATCTGCTCCTTGAAATGTATTTTTTTCAATATTTATATGTGTTATATCTAAATACTTTCTAAGCAACTCAACAACTTTTTCACAATATTGCTTGAATCCCATTTTTTTGTGAACTACATCTCTTACATAAGTAAAATCATTGACAGCCTTACTTCCTACCATAATATTAGTACTATCTGATTTCTTTTTTGTAGTAGATGCAGGATCCACAGTAAGCATAGTCTTAATAAACCTATGATTTTCAATTTCTTCACTTATTTGCGTCCTTATTGATTTAAACCATTTTTCACCTATAGAACTGCCATCATTCATTTTTTCAGACATAAATGTTTTTCTATTCTTCCAATAATCAACAGCCAAGTCTTCAAAACAATCCCATTTTTCTGGCCATAAAACAGGAAACTGCATTTCATCATAATGGTTTAAATAAAACTTTTTAGCATTTTCATATCTTTGATTTTTATTGAATTTTTCATCAAAATATATGTCATGACACTGTTGCCATAAATCAGATTCAAATATATCATCTACTGTTTGACCATCTTTTAATATAATTGCACGCTTTAATATAGTCTTATAATCAGGATTTTTACTCAACCTACTAATTAAGCACTCTAAATGTAATACTGTTCCTATAGAGACTATCTTTGTAGCCTTTTTAATCTTCTTTCCTTTTCTATAAACTGCAGTATCACCAACATTTTCAACTTGTTTACACCAAGTATCATATTTTTTCTGTCTAGCTTCCGGAGTAAGTACATCATTATCATCCTGTGCATCATCACCAATTACTAAAGTTGGTCTGACATTTCCATATTTACGACCTCTAATAGAAGTACCAGAACCTACAGCCTGCAGATCGCATCCATTAGAAAATTCAATCTCATTTGCATTAACTGTATTCTTTTTTCTATCAATAAGCTGACCGAAGTTATCAATAATGCGCTTATTTTTTTCAAATAACTGCAATATATCATCCATGAATTGAGTTGCATCTTTATCTTTCTTACCGATAAGAATAGTAAATATAGATTCCTTGTAACATATACACCAGCTAATAACCGCAAAATCATATATTGTAGTCTTCGCAAATCCTCTAGGACAAACTATATTGGTTTTGTCAAATTCATCCTGTATAAGCATCCTATCAGCCATATCCCATAATTCATAATGGCTGCTGCATAATTCCCTGGCAGTATTATCATCACTTGGAACAAATATTTCTCTTAAAAAGTACTCACAATAGAATCCAATATCTTTATGACCAAGACTCTTAGCAAGTCCATCTAAATTATCATTATAGCTTCTAAGAAGTTCCTTAGCTGATTTACTATCATAATGCTTAGTTAAATACTTATTTAATATATAAACTTCATATTCAACATCACTGCTAAACTCTAAATTGTCATAATAAATCAATTACCTCACTTCCTTTCTACTGGCATAATAAAAACACCTACTATTTAGTAAGTGCCTTGTTTTAAAAAATATAAAAAATTTTTATATGGTCCATCGCTAGGGCTTGCCAATTTTCTAAAATAGAACCTACCCGCCTATCTAATAAACAATGTATATTATATGCATAAAATATTAATACATTTATTAAATTATACAAAGTTATTTCGCTAAACATAAATTTAGTGTAAATAGTTTAAATATAACTTTGGCTTATTCACTAGCTTTAAGTTGGTTTTATAATTTCGCAAAACAAATTGTATATTTATAACACTTAAATTAGTATTATTTAATGCATAAATATTAATTATCTTTGGTCTGTTCTTTAATGTTTTCAAGCACCTTATCTATATCTACTGGTTGCTTATCTTTATTATCTCCTTCATTGCTCTGCTCTATCTTAGTTGTAGTATTACCAAGTACTCTATCAACCAAGTACTGATTAGCCTTTAAGCGTGTCTCTTCCTTTATCTTAGGGTTGTTAGCTATCTCAACGATATTATCTATAGCATTGCCCAGCTTATGCTTAAGAAGACTTTGTGATTCTCTTAATAAATCATTTTCAAAAAGCTCTGCACGTTTCTGACACTCAGCCTTAAATTCAGTATCCTTTAACCATCTATATAATGTTCTTTCACCAACACCTATTATTTTTGCTATTTCTTCCCTAGTTTTAAGGCCTTCAACTAAATAATTAATAGCTTCACTTTTCTGTTTATCAATCAAGTTTATCACCTTCTTTACTTAAATAATTAATTGTCAGTATGGCAGAATGTTTTATTTAATGTCAACACATATATGCCATTATTTTATTCTTATTTGTCCCATAGACAAGACTTAATCCATTTAATGATAAATTATTCATTAATGAAAAAAACACTCTCTAATCGCCTTTAAATACACTTATAACAAAAAGCAAGTAAATAAATTAATACTTAGCTGCTTTAAATATATTAGGTGGTAATTTAAAATGGGGGAGGAATTATGTTTAGGAGTTCTTAATTACTCTTTCAACAATATCATTATCTCACCTTTAGAACCCTTGAATTCACTAACTTAAACTTATATTTTAATTAATAAATAAGTGTGTTTTAAGTATAAACTAATTAATCCAATTACTTAATTCATATATTATTTTTCTTCTCATTCTTATACATGTGTCTTGGCTTACATTTAATTTTAATGCAATACTTGTCCAGCTTAGTTTATCTTTAAAATATCTAAGTTCTACAAGTTTTCTTTCTTCTATATCTAATAATTCTAGTGCATTATCAATAAGTTCTTTTTCAATAATCCTATTTTCTTTTTCTTTTCTGAGCTGGTCAATCTTACTTCTTATATGTTCATCTCTTCTAATAACATCATCTTCAACTGAAGAATGAAAAGCATTAGTTGGAGCTGACTTCTCTTCATATGAAATTGCTTTTACAGATACATCATTTAATAATTGTTTGATTTTTATATCTGTAAGCTTATTCAATTTATCTATATCTTTATAATTATATAAATGTTTTTCTGTTAATTTAAATTTATCTTCCATCAGTTCACCTCATTTTTTTACACATTTTAGTCTTTTTAATTGATAACAATTCCCATGCAACAAAAATAACATATTTTATAACATATTTTTCAAAGTTTTTAGGACACTGTAAACCGTTGATATAACTAGCTTTAAAGTATATTGTACCAAAATAACATATTTCTGCGAACCTATGCCCTATATTATATAAAATATATAGTATATTTCTTTCATGTATATATATAATATCACTACTGTTTAATTAATAGTTAACATTACCATTGACTTTCTCAAAAATTGTGTAATATCCTATGTGGAATATATATCCAATAAAATTGAATATGAAAACAGAATTTTGGGTGGATATTTTTTCT